CAGAGAAAAACTAAGAGAAGAATTAGATTTAGTCTTTTCAGCCATGTTTATGATGGCTGTATGACACCCGCCGCCGGGGTTCCGGGCGTAAATGGCCGCCGCATTTTCGGGCGTTGAGAGGTAAATATGACAATCTATGATAGTAACGAAGCTGAAGTTGAAAAAGAGGTAGAGGCGGAAGTCGAAACTGAAACTGAAAGCACGGTTGAAAAAGCTGCGACAACGGCGGCAGAACCTAAAATAGAAAAACCAGAGATCGATAGTAACTATGAGGAACTAAAGAACCAGATTAGGGGATTACAGCAAGGCATCCAAGCAGAACGACAGAAACGTCAAGAAGCAGAGGCCAAGCCTAAGCCCGGATTATTTGACAATCCTGAAGCGTGGGAAAAAGAACTCACTACAAGGATTGAAAATATGACAATTAAAAACAAGATAGACATGTCTGAAGCGTACGCAAGAGAAAGATTCCCTGACTACCAAGAAGTTGAGGAACATTTTATTTCGATTGCTACACCTGAAATTATCCAAGCAATGAGAAACCATCCTGATCCTGCTGGTTACGCTTATAAGATAGGCAAAACCCACCGGGATTTGCAAGGAATCGGAAACATTGAAGAATTTAAGGAAAAAATCAGGCAAGAAACTATCAAGGAATTAGAAGCCAAAAAAGGCAATCTGGATAAATCTGAAAAACTCAAAAAGCTACCTGACTCTCTATCAACGCTAACCGCTGCGGCAGACGAAACACCCTTCGTACAGAAGACGGCTGAGCAGCTTTACAATAGGAGTTAAATATGGCTGACACAAAGGCAGCAACTGGTCTAAAAGTCCAGAATTGGGATTCTGAGTATTACAAAGAAGCCCTAAATGCAAACATCTTCAAACCTTACATGGGTACTGATGACAACAGTATCATTCAGGTCAATGAAGATTTAAAGAAGAAAAAAGGTGATTCCATTACCTTTGCTCTTCGTAACAAACTAAAGAACAGCGCAACTACTGGCTCGAATACACTTGAAGGGAACGAAGAAGATTTAACGACTCGTTCACAAAAGGTTACGGTAGAGCAGTATCGCCATGCTGTTCTGGTTCCTATGCTGGAAGAACAATTTTCAGCAATTCCATTGCGAGAAGCTGCAAAAGGGGCTTTATTGGATTGGAATATGGAATTAACCCGCGACAGAATCATTACTGCATTAGGCAGTATTAATGGCGTTGCTTATCCAAGTGCATCGGAAGCACAAAAGGACGCATGGTTAGTAGATAATGCTGATCGTGTTTTATTTGGTAAACTGAAGTCTAATGCGTCTTCTTTAGACCACAGTACTTCACTCGCAAACATCGACAACACAGACGACAAATTAACGCCGGATGCTCTTTCGTTGATGAAGCGTATTGCTAAGACCGCAGCACCAAGGATCAAACCTTTAACCCCACGTGAGGGTGGAGTAACATCAGATAGTTTTATTATGTTTGCTCCTTCTTTACTGGTTCGAGATTTGTCTTTGAACTCTACTTTCTTGCAAGCTAACCGTGAAGCTAGAAACCGTGGTACCTTGAATCCAATCTTTAAAGGTGCGGATTATATCTTTGATAATATCGTTATTGTTGAAGTTGAAGATATTCCTGTTTATACAGGCGTTGGTGCAGGCGGTATCAATGTGGCTCCTTGCTACTTATGCGGCGCTCAAGCGTTGGCGATGGCCGTTGCAAAACGTCCAGAGACAATCTCTGAAGACCGCGATTACAAGGACAAAATGGGCGTAGCTGTTCGACAAGTCTACGAAATCGTTAAACTACAATTCGGTTCAGGCGCTGGTGACACGGATGATCTTAAAGATCATGGCGTAGTTACTGGTTACTTTGCCGCAGTTGCTGACGCTTAATAGGAGGACATTATGGCAACTTTTACAGCAACACGAGGCGCGACTACTTTCCCGGTCGCTAAAGGAACAGGAGCAGGCGCGTTAAACGTCGCATACGGTACTATTTCGATTACTGCCAATCCGGTGGCAGCCGATATATACAAGATGTGTACTTTACCCGCTGGAGCAGTTATCGTTGGCGGATATCTTTACAGTGCCGACTTAGATACTGGGACAGGTACGTTAGATATGGATATCGGTTGGGCAGGTAATGGCGGGTCAGGAACTTATGACGCGGCAGATCCTGATGGATTAGGGAATTTAGGGGCTTTAACTGGAACGGCTTTCGCAACAGGAAATGTATCGCCAGTGGTGGGTTTGATTTATCCATTTTCTGGTTTATTTGCGACAGGAGTTTTACCGACGTTCACAAGAAAAACGACTATTCAAATGGTAGCCAACGTAACTGCAAACGCATTTACAGCAGGCAGTTTGTCAATAGTTGTTTTTTATACCAACCCTTAACAGATAGGGCGGTGTAAAAGCCGCCCTTTTTTTGGAGATTTATGAAAAAAGAATCAAAAGCACCAGAAGAAAAAACGATTACTTTCCGTTATGTGGGAGATAAGCGTGAAAATACTATTTCAGTTGCTGTCAAAGACGAAGACAACAACATAACCAGCTACAAAAAGAAACCCGATAAAAGCGGTAGTCCTTCTACAATTGATTATTACGGTCATAAATGTAATATCAATGAGTGGCTTACAGTTCCTTACACTAAGCATCTTGATGGTAAGTTAAAAGGCAATCATCATTTTGAAGTAAAATGACACCCGCCGAATTAAAAGACAGAGTACTAGGAAAGTTAAGAGTTCTAGGCGCAGGACAGACCGCGGAAGCAGAAGACGTGTTTACTGTGAACGAAGGTTATACTTCTGTCTATGAGCAGTTAAAAGATCAGAATCTAGTGACATGGAGCCTCACTGGAGACATTCCTGACAAATTAGCGACTCAAATTATAAAAATGGTTGCTTATGAAGTCAGTGATGAATTTCATATTCCAGAGCAAAGGATTCAGAGACTTTTGATCGAAGCAGACAGGGCATTAGATGATATAAGAATCAAATCAGCTCCTGAATATGTTTCAACCCATACAAGAGTGCCGTACTTTTGAGAATAGACTTTGCTAAAAGCTCCTACCAGAGCCGATCTAAACCTGTATCGTCTCAGAGATTATTAAATCTTTTCGGCGAAGTCCAGCCCGGTGACGCAAAGGCTCCTTATGTTTTATTTGGCGCACACGGTTTAAAACTATTCACACAAGGAATATTTAACTTAGCAGGACAAGTACCTGTCAGGGGCATGGCTGAATTTTTAGGAACTGCTTATGCGGTCGCGGGCGATAAGTTATATTCCTTCACACAATTGGGAATTGTTACTCAATTAGGGACTATTGCAGGAACATCCAGGGTGTCAATGGATGCGAATGTCAACCAGTTAGTTATTGTAAACGGTTCTCAAGGTTACGTCTACACTACTGGAGGCGGCTTAGTTCAGATTACTGATCCTGATTTCCTCGCTGCAACAAGCGTGGCGTTTTTGGATCAGTTTATGCTATTCAATCAAGTAAATACTGGAAACTTCTTTATATCTGATATTTCAAATGCTTTAAGTTATGACGCGTTACAAATAGCAAACGCTGAAGCTAAGCCGGATATTTTACTATCTATTCATGTGTCACAAAGACAAGCATGGTTAATGGGTGAAAAGACGGTAGAAGTATGGGCTAATACCGGAGGGTCGTTTCCTTTTTCAAGACAATTTGTGATCGAGAAAGGCTGCGGGGCTGCGCAAAGTGTCGCTTCAGTGGATAATGCTGTAGTATGGTTAGGGAATGATGGAGTCGTTTATGCAGCGGCAGGCGGTGAGGAAACTAGAATTTCTGTTCACGGAATGGAAGCGGATATAGCAAAATACGCTTTTATCAGCGATGCTTTTGCGTTTACTTTCACCGATGAAGGGCATGTATTTTACTGGCTTACTTTCCCATCGGCTGGTAAAACATGGGTCTATGATGCTTCAGTAGGTCTGTGGCACGAAAGAAGTTATTTTTCTCAAGGCACTCACACAAGACACCGGGCAAATGCTTATGTCCGAGCTTACGGAAAGAACTTAGTAGGAGACTTTCAAAACGGAAAAATCTACGAGTTAGACTTAGAAACCTATAACGATGATGGAGAAATTATACAACGTCTTGCAGTTTCCCCACCCATTCACGCAGAAGGGAGTGTATTTTTTACTAAGTATTTTGAATTAGACTTTGAAGGCGGGGCAGGATTGGTTTTAGGACAAGGCTCAAACCCTGTGGTTATGATGAGATATTCTGACGATGGCGGTTTCAATTGGAGCAATACTTTATCCAGACAGATCGGAAAAATAGGAGACTATAAAGCTCGGTCTCATTGGGGTAGATTAGGAATATCCACAGAACGAACTTATGAGATAACTATTACGGATCCCATTAAGGTAGTTATTATGGGTGCGACTACGGATATCGAGGTATCCGATGACTGATATTCTTCAACCTCCCGACGGAGATTTTGAGAAAAACAAAAGGGTTTTTATGGATTTTTTCTGGTCTGTTTTTAGAAGACTTCCTCAAAAAGATGTTTTAACCCTTACTGCCAGTTCTACTACTACAGTCATCCAAGACAAAAGAGTCTCCACCGCTTCGCACATTTTCCTTCAGCCTCTGACAGCGAATGCTGGAGCGGTTGACTATCATATTGTTTGTTCGAGAGAGTTTTTTACCATTACACATCCTAGTACTGCGACCACTGACCGCAGATTTAATTATTCAATCTTATGAATCTAGTCCAGACAAAAAAAGAAATGCAGAGTATTTTTAAGAGAAATATTCTCGCGTTTGAAAATGAATTAATGCAGTACGAGCAGTTAAAAATAGAACCTGAGCATATCTTTTTACCAGGTTTATATTGTAGGACGTTAAAAATGCCCAAGGGAGCGATTTTAACAAGCCGGTTTCATAAATACGAAAACATCACAATGGTGACAGAAGGGTCAGCGATAGTCTCAATGGTTGACGGAGTTCAGAGGATAGACGCACCGCATAAGATGATCTCACCTGCTGGGGCAAAGAGAGCTTTGTACATTATAGAAGATTCTACTTGGACGACGTTTCACCCAATTCCTTTGCACATCACGACAGTGGAAGAAGTAGAGAAATATTTAACAGTAGATAGTTTTGAAGAAATAGAGAAATTTTTGGAGGTAAAAGTATGACATGGGTAGCAGTAGCAATCGCTGGTTCTGCTGTGGTAGGCGGTGTTTCTTCCAAAAAAGCCGCTAAAAAAGCAGCTAAAGGCAATAAAGAAGGTATAGCATCACAAGAGAGGATGTTAGAGAGAATGATCCAGCTTCAACAACCTAACCTAAATTTAGGTAATCAAGCAACACAAAGACTTTCTCAGTTAATGTTTGGGAATAACAATCAACCACAAGGTCAGACTCCAGGTATTAACCCAGCGGCAATCGATCCTAGAATGTTAGGAGGTGGAAATGGGCTTATTCGATAAACTAAGTGAGCTTAGATCAAAAACTAAAAAGTTTTCCCCTTCAGCTCAAGCATTTAAAGGGACTAGAACGGGTGATTTCTTAGGTGCCCAAAGAGACCCTTTACCACCCAAAGAAACCAGGCAAATTCCTAACATAGATACTAACCAAAATCAGCAAAGCTTTTCCCCTATGTCAACTGACAAAATCCCTGAAGGGATATTTGATCCGGTTAATTTTCAAATGCCTGAACAAACAGGGCAGGCTTTTACTAATAAGAGCAGATTGAGCGATTTTGCGTTTGACCCCTCTAGCGTCATGCAGTCACCCGCTGCAAAATTAAGACTGGCAGAAGCCCAAAAAGCAATAGAAAACTCAGCCGCTGCTCGTGGAAATGTTTTTAGCGGAGGGACTTTAAGTGCCTTACAAGACCGCTCGCAACAAATTGCTTCGGACGAATTTGGCAATGAATTTAACCGTCAGTTAGCGTCTTATGGAATTAATAAAGACGCTTCAAACGATAATTTTAATCGAGACCTAACTCGTTTCCAAACCGGAAGAACGACTGATCAAGACGCTATCGAAAGAAATTTATTAGGATTTAACACAAGAAGAACCACGCAAGGAGACGTGTTTAATCGTTTAGCTTCAATAGCCGGACTAGGGCAAACTTCAGTCGGTCAGCTACAGGGTGGCTTCCAAAATGCCGGGAATAACATTGCTCAACTGCAATCTAATACCGGGCTGGCTAACGCTCAAGGTATACAAGGAATGAATAACGCATTTCAAGGCGGATTGAATAATTTAGCATTTATGTTATACGGTAGACAATAATGACCCAACTGGATTTAGCCGCTGCTTTTCTTAATGCTGAAAGATTAAAAGGCGCACAACAAGGCCGACAGTTTCAACAGCAAGAATTTGAATCATCACAAGCCAAAGACAAGGCCGCGCAAGAGAGAGATGCTTTATTTACTGCGACAGCGGCTGAATATCAGCCTGGTGGAGATAATAGTTCTTTATTCGCAAAGATGGCACAAATTGACCCACAAAGGACGATTTTAGTTCGCCAGGCGATAGAAGGGCGTGGCTCTTCCTCAAGACCATCTTCTGTGGAAGAATTTGAATTTTTCCAAAATCTAAAAGACCCAGCGAAAAGAAATGAATTTATGAATCTAAAAAGAGCAGGGTTTAATGCTGGAGGAGTTCAGTATGACGCATCTGGAAGGCCGATTGTATCAGCAGATCAGATTGCCTCTGATGCAGGCTTAATAAGTTCCAGTAAAGCCGCTGGCACCGAAACTGGCAAAGAAACCGCAAGAGCAAAACTTGATTTACCGGTGGTGGAATTTAACGCTGAAAACATGATTTCAAGAATTGACGAATTATTGAAACACCCAGGATTTAAGGGTGCTGTAGGCTTAAAAGACCCTTCAGGATTGATCCCAGGTTCACCGGAACAAGGCGCATTGGCGAGAATTAAACAAATTCAAGGCGGCGTGTTTTTACAAGCGTATGAGACTCTGAAAGGCGGCGGACAAATTACACAAATCGAAGGTCTGAAAGCTGAAGAAGCCCTTGCAAGACTTAGCGCAGCACAATCTGAAAAAGATTTTAAAACTTCCGCTGAAGATTTTAAGCGTGAAATTGTAAGGCTTACTGATATAGCAAGACGCAAGGCCGGGGTCTCACAAAATACTAACAAATCACCGCAGCCTAAAAAACAAGGCGGGCAAATAATGATAGATGCCAATGGTAATAGAGCGATGGTATATCCGGATGGTTCTTTTGAGGAACTGTAATGCCGTTTGACATAACAACCGCAAAACCAGAAAAAAAAGGTTTTGATATATCTACTGCACAGCCGGAAGTTACACGTGAAACAGAAAGACAGTCATTACTTGGTATTATTGGAGGATCGAGTAATCCGATTGGCGATGTTGCTCTTAATGTTGCTAGTAGCATCCCTGCGACGGTAGCTTCAGGAATTGCGGGAATCACTGGTGCGATTCTGCCAGGCGAAGAAGGGCAAGGCGCTCAATGGCAGAAATCTACACAAAACGCGCTTACTCGCGATCTAAAGACACCAGGAGGGAAGGCTATCATGTCTAAACTCGCTGGATTGATTCAGAGCGGGTTAGATACTGAAATACCTGTGCCACAGACCGGATTTACTGGATTAGAGAATTTTGGGAAAGTCACACAAGGACAACCCGCGACAATTGAAAGAAAACCTATTACTATCGGCCAGGCATTGGCAGCGCCAGCCGAGGGTACTTTCGAGGCCACTGGAAGTCCATTGACGGCAACAATTGTTCACACATTGCCAGCGGCTTTATTAGAAGCCATTCCAGCCCTTAGAGTGGGAAAAACAGCTTACAATCGCGCTTTAATGAAAGGGAAGATTCCAGAAGAATCACTACCTGAATTTTCCGAGGCTATAAAAGCCCAAGGCATTAAGCCAGAGGATGTTTTAGACCCTGAGCAATTAGACAAATTACAAAGATTTTCTGATTTAGGAACTGCTCCAACCCGTGGGGAATTAAACAAAGGCAAACCTGAAGGTTTTAAGCAATTAAAAGAAGAAAAAGCCCTGCTCGAAGCCAGCGACGAATCAGCCGAGGCTTTTAGATCATTTAAGCTAGAACAAAGCCAAAAGATAAAAGACGCTTTAGATAAACAAGTCTCTGATTTAGGCTTACCGGATAATGTAGGCGCTTCGATTAAGGAAGCCCTTTCTTCAAGGAAGGCTCAGTTAAAAGAAAAACGTAAGGCGGCT